TTAAAAATTGATGACGTTATTTAGTTTATTATCTTCTTCAGTTTTTAATTCTTCCAGCAAATGGCTATATACGCGCCAAGTGATTTCAATATTGGAGTGTCCCAGACGTTTGCTTATATATTGTATTGAAAAATTATTTGCAAGTAGCATAGACGCATGTGTATGCCTTAATGCATGTAAGGTGTAGTTACCCACGTTATTTTCTAATAAAAATTTTCTTAGTGTATTAGTTACGGCTTTGTTAGATATCAAAGTTGCACCTGTATTAAATATATAACCATTAAAAGAAGTAGGGCGCTCGTGTAAAACTTTAGATATATGTTTCATATCTTGGTTTGAAATTGCAATTGTACGATCTGCTGATTCTGTTTTCGTTCCTGGTAGATGAATGGTAGATTCTTTTTTATTAATATCTGTATATTGTATTTTTTGTATTTCACCAAATCTTGCGCCTGTTGCAATTAGCATGTAAATAGCAAGATAAGATAACTCGTTTTTTGTACTTGCAAATTGCTTTAAAGCTTTATAATCTTTTAAACTCATAAATTTTGTTTCTTCTTTTTTGGCTGCTTTTTTTTCATAGATAGGTGCATTCCAAGTTGGGTCTTTATATATAAGTCTTTCATTCATTGCATCTTTAAAGACTTGAGAAAAACAATTATTGAGTTTATTCACACTTTGTTTAGTTCGTCCTTCTTTTCGACCACCTACAAATTGACCTTCAGCATATTCTTTTAACATTTCTCGATATTTTAATTGTGATACATCTTTAATTGCGATGTTGCCAAACTTTTCATCAAATATGTTTTTAGCGTTATAGTATCTATTCAATGTTGACTGACTAATCGTACCTTCTTTATTTATTTTTATCCAACTATCAAAGTATTCAAGAAAAGAAATGTTTTCTGAAACTTTGCCACCCTGTGTTATTTCATTATAGAGTTGATTCATTGCAAAAGTAGCTTCTTTTTTAGTCTTATATCCTCTTTTTCTATAACGTTTTTTATCATATCTAAAATCATATTCCCATGATTGACCAACTTTTTTTACATTCATATTGTATTCCTCCGTAAAAAAGATAAAAATATATAGGGCACGGTAGGGGTGCCCGTTATTTATTAGCAATTATTTTTAATAATTCTATGATTTCATCATTTTGTTTAATTAATTTTTCATTTTGAGACATAATAGCAAAATTTTGTTTTGTGTGTGAAACATGTTCTTTCATAAATTCTTGCTCTTTTAAACTCATAGTTGCACCGGCTAAACCTCCAAAAGTACCCCCTAATTTAGTAGATAATAACAATGTAGTAAATGCTTTTTCTAATTCTGCAGAAGGGTTATATATACCTATTTTTTTAAAATTTTCATTAACTGCTTGTCCCTCTTTATCGTTTTTGAATTGGTCTATAATCTCTTTTTTTCTCAGACTTATCTTTAGTCATATAAATCTTTTTTTCTTCTTTATTTAATGTGCTTAAATATTCAGCCTCTATACTAGCGTTAGCGAAAAATCCCATTCTACATCCATCCTTTATTTTTTTATTTAGTGGTGTTAATTTTGATTAGCGCACCGCAACATTGTTTTGTAAAACTTAAAATTTATTAAAACTTTAGAGTTTTCTAATTAGTAAAGGTGTGAAATGAATTAAATAATCTTTATATGCCACGTATTCACCATACTTATTTTTATAATCCTCAATAGCTTCATAAAAATATTTTCTATCAACTTCTAAATAATTACACATATCATCTAGATCTCCCTATAGACCTTCTTTGTAGCAATTAATTAATTTATCTAACGGTATTGCTAATTGATATCCAAATCTTTTCGCACGATGTTCTTGTTTTAATTTAGATATATGATCTTTAGATGATTTTTTATAAGCACCTAATAGATTTCCGTGAGAAGTTTCGTGATGACCTATTTCTTCTGCTAATACACCATTCTGAACATAATAGTCAAAATTTTCATTGAGGTAAACAATCCCATTAGGATTTTGTTTATTTTTACGATAGTATCCTTTTAGTTTATCTAAGACCAAATCAATTTCTCTAATTTTTAATTCATTATATTTGTCTAATAATGCTTCTCTTATTTGCATCCTTTCCACCCCTAAATAACAAGTTACTTATGCTTATCTAAGATGTTTCTTAAAAGTTCAATTTCCTCTTCTGATAAATCCCCATCACTATGAGCAGCTTCTACCTCTTCAAATTCTGTACCTAAACTAAATAAATAATCTACTGTGACACCAACACCTTTAGCAACAGCAATTACATTTTCAATTTTTGCACCCTCAAAATTTCTTTCTAACATCGAGCGTAAAGTTGTATAACTTATACCAATCTTATTTGCAAAAGAGCGTGTATTCATGTTCATTTCTTTGATTTTAGATTCTACAAATTCAGTTCTTTCATTCATGGTAAAGTCCTCCGTGATTGTTATACGATATTTCGTATTTAATAAATTCATTATACCACACTTAAATAGGAAGTAAACAGGTTGTTTACGACAATTCGTAATTATTTTAATGTTTTGGTTGAAAAAATACGATTTATCGTATATAGTGTTATTTGTAGGTACGACACATCGTATATAAATGTAATACATCGTACTTTTGGAGGTGTCCAATTTGTATCCAATACTTTTATCAGCAATGAAAGAACATAACATCACTGAAAGAGACATAGCAAAAGTTATTAACATTCCATATACAACAGTGAGAGATAGAACAAAAGGTAAATACTCATTCACTATTGAACAAGCTATGTTAATTAACAAAAAATTATTTCCAGGCTATAAATCTGAGGAATTATTTCAAACATCCGATGCTTAGAAAGGAGTGATTAAGATGACACAAACTTTACAAGTAAACATTCCAATACCTGAAACGCACGTGATTATTCCTAAAGTTGAGTATGAGGAATTAATTAATCGCGAAACGCTGAACATGACATTAACTGAAGTTGCTTCAGAATGGCCGACAACGAAAAAATGGATTAGGGATCACATTATTGAAGAACCTTACTTCAGAAGAAAAATCGAACCGTTTAGTCAATTTCCAAATGCAGATGGTAAAGGTAAGTATCTTTTCAATCGTAAAAAAATGCGGCAGTTTTTAGAGGATTACGAAGAAGAAATTAAAGCTAAGGCTAAAGGAGGGATAGCATGAATAAATCATTTTATATCGCATTTACAGCGTGGATGGTATTTACACTAGCGTTAATGCTAATTGGTGTTTATTTCACAACAGCAATATTTACTGGTGTAGTGATCGCTGCAATTATTTACGCATTCTTTGATAACTATTTTTTCGCAAATAAAAAGACTGCAAAGCGCGCCAACGCTTAACAGTCAGAAACATTTTATAAATAATTTAATAAATTAAGTATACCACCACATAGGGAGGTAATCAATATCGGACCTGAAAAGAAAGTCGAGAATAAGATCAGAAACTTTTTAGAAAGTAACGGTGCGTTTGTCATGAAAACGCATGGTGGCAGTCCTGGCGTTCCTGTAGGCATTCCAGACTTATTCGCTATATACAGAGGCATTGCCATTTTTATTGAGGTTAAGCGTGAAAAAGGTGGCAGAGTTAAACCCATACAAATAGCGCAAATCGACAGTTTAAAACAGCATGGAACAATCGCAATTATCGCAAATGGTGTTTCATACGTAGAGGATCTAATAGAAACGATAGACACATTAATTACAGAAGGTGCTCGGAAGAATATACAAACAGCTATCAACATGGCAAATGAAATGGGTGTTAAGCAATGATGCTGTATCCAACACAAGAAGAAGTTATGGAAAAAGCGAAACCATCTTATTTCTATGCTTTAGGTACTAGTTCAGGTAAATCGCTTATTTCTATTTATCATTACCTTAAACATAAAAAAAACGAGCCACTACTTATTGTATGTCCGCCTACAAAGAAAAAATCTAATGAGTGGGACGAAGAAATAAGAAAAGTTGAACAACATGAAGGTATAAGCATAGATTATGAAATTGTGGCAAGTTCTATGTTGGCGAAAGAATATAAGAATTACAAAGGCTATTTCACCGTTTTAGATGAAGCACACTATTTTAGTAATCCAACAAGCAATAGAGGTAAAGCTGCTAAGTCTTTATGTGCGAAATCAACGAATTTTATTTTGATGACTGCTACTTGTGGTGAATCATGGGATAAGTTTATGAACTACTTTATCATTTTTGGATTTTATAAGAATAAAACAGAGTTCTTAAAGCAACATGCCATATATGAAACAAAACATTTTGGTGGGAGATCCATAAAGCAGATTGTAGATTTTCAACACACATACGCTTTAGAACGATACTGGCAAACAATCTCAACAATGAAGGAAACATCATACTTTGTCGACCTACCTCAAGTGAGTGAGCGCTTTGTCGAGTTCAATAAATCAAATTTATACAAATCAGCTGCGAAAGATAGAGTAGTTGAGATTAACGATGAACAAGTCATATTAGACAGTCCACCTAAACTAGGGGCAACACTTAGATATTTAACGAATCAGAAAGCAAAAGTTGCTTATACCAAAGAACTACTTGAAAGTACAAACGACAATGTTGTTATTTTTTACCAATTCACAAGAGAAAAAGATAACTTACTAGAAATGCTGAGAAAACTTGATAAACAAGTATTCGAAGTCAGTGGCCAACAATTTGAATTACCAACGCAAGTAGAACGCAAGTCGTTATCAAATAGTGTGACATTAGTTCAGATACAAGCAGGTAGTGCAGCCATAGAGCTTAAATATGCTAATCAAGTTATTTACTACTGTCCAACTTATAGCTACACACAATATCAACAATCACGAGGCCGATGTATTAGACATGGTGGGCATGACCGAGTTGAAATTATCAAGTTTAAAACGAAAGGCACTATTGAAACGCAAGTATGGAAAGCCTTAGATAATAAGCAAGATTTTGACGAAAAACTATATTTACTTGAGGAGATTAAATCATGAGTGAAACTGTCACATACCTCATTAGACATAAAGATATTCCTATCTATATTACGAATAAGCCTAGCGATAGTAATCCAGAAGTGAATTACTCAACTAATCGAAGTCGAGCACGTGAATTTAACGGAATGGAAGAAGCAAGCATTAATATGGATTATCACATAGCAATTAAAAAAGTAGTCACAGAAACAATTAAATACGAGGAGGTGTAGTATGGCAAATTTTTTAGAAAAATTTAACGAATTAAATACTCGTGATGTCAGTGAACATGTTGATAAGAAACAAGGATTAAGTTATCTGTCTTGGGCTTATGTCCAACAAGAATTGACTAAAGCTGACCCAAATTATACAGAAAAGATAATCGAATTCCCGTCACCTGATGCGACAAACGAAAATATATTTTTACCATATCTCAAAACAGATGAAGGCTATATGGTTTGTGTTGAATTAACAGTATTTAGTGTTACTAAACGTGAATGGTTACCTGTATTAGATTATCGCAATAAATCTTTAGCTAAAGGATCTGCTACAACATTTGATATAAACAAAGCGACAAAACGTTGCATGGTTAAATGTGCAGCTAAATTCGGTTTAGGAAACTATTTATATCTTGGTGAGGATGGACCTGAACAACCATTTGAATCGGCAAGTGAATCGGAACTTAAAGATGTTGATAACAAAGTGAAAGAGTTAGCACCATTAATGGATATCACAGAAACACAACTTAAAAAGAAAATGAACATAGGCAATAAGTTATCAAGTGCTGATGCAGAAGAAGCGTTAGTGAGATTAGATAACGGCATTCAATACTATAAAACTAATAAAAAGGATGATAAATAATGAATCAATTTAACGGTGTAGGAAATCTAGTAGCAGATGTAGAACTTAAAGGACAGAACAGTAATGTAGCTAGCTTTAGAGTGGCAATTCAACGTCCATTTAAAAACAAACAGACTGACGAATATGAAACAGACTTTTTAACATGTAAAGCATTTGGTAAAACAGCAGAAATCATTGCAAACAACTTTAGCAAAGGTCAAAAAATAGGTGTTACAGGATCTATTCAAACAGGTAGCTTCGAAGGTAAAGATGGTAAAAAAGTATTCACAACAGACGTCTTAGTGAATCAAATTACATTTGTTGAACGTAAAGGACAATCGAATAATCAATCAAGTATACCAAGTAAGGATAATCCATTTGCTAAAGGAACTAACAATGTAGACGATGACGATTTACCGTTCTAAAGGAGGCTCACAAATGACTAATAAAGAATATGTAACTAAAAAGTTAAATGAAATTATAGACATTTACGATGATATTTTTGATTATTTACCTTCTCCCGATGCAGCAGAAGCTGTTTATCTTGATAAATGGCACATTGTAGATTTTAGGGACCTATGTGAAAAAGAGTTTGATAAGAACTCTAAAGTGATTGATTTGAATGACAATTAAGCACACTATCACATACTTTAAAAGTCATAGTGACGTAGCCAATCCATTGCACTATCAATTGACCTTTGAACAATTTGTACAATCACTATCTAATGTTAAGACAAATGCAGCGAAAGGGAGTGCGGGTGTAATGGTGGCTGGCTATGCCACATACCGTAATAACGAACAAACGAAAACGAGAAGTATGATAACCATTGATGTTGACGATATTCCAAACACAATTAACTTCCCTTCATTCATAGATGGACGTTTTAAATATAGTTATGTGATTTATCCGACGCATTCACACACAGAATCAAACCAAAGGTATCGCTTGTGCATACCTTTACTAGAAGAAATAGAAGCTAAACATTATAAGCAAGTTGCTTTATATATATTGCAATTTCTAAGAATGAAAAGTGAATTAGAAAAGGACAAATACAAAGGTAGTAAATCAATCGTGTTTTATGATCCAGCTAGTTTATCTCAATGCCACGCCATGAACTTGCCTACCACTGAAGATGATGGAAGTAAGTATCAAATATATTTCCAAGATACTGAAATACTAAATCCTCAACCATTAGTTGAACAAGCGCAACGTATGCAAGAGCAAGAATCAAAATTACGAAAAAATGGTGTTCATAAACGTAGCAAAGAAGATGACGAATGGATAGCACTTTTGCAAGGCGTTGGCGATGGACAACGTACCCACGCAACAGAAGCATTAGCTGGTTTATTCATAAATAAATTTAGTCGTGATTTAGCATACGAAATGTTGAATCTATGGAACTTACAAAATCATCCACCGTTAGATGAAGATAAATTACTCCATCATTTTAATGGTATCTATAAAACACATTGTAATAACAACAACATTACGTACGAACCTATCAAGTAAGAAAGGAGGATATTATGGCTGATGATACTAACATCTATGACTTTGCTGAAAAGTTAACAGATAAGACGATAAAAGATAATGAAGAAAAGTTCTTCAGAAAAGAAGATAATAAGCAACCAAAATTCCACCATGATGAGTTTGCAGAATATATTATGAGTAAATTTCATGTGGTTAATATAAACGATCGTTTGCATATCTATCGCAACGGTATCTATTTAGACGATGAACGCTTGATAAAACGCGTGATGGTCACACAGATACCTAAATTAAGACGTACGCAACAATCAGAAGTTTTAGAGTATTTGCGCACAATGGCACCTGAAAAAGAAGAAGAAACACCATATCTGATACCACTTAAAAATGGTGTGTATGACATTAAAAACCAAACATTATTACCCCACACACCTGATTTAATATTCACGGCTCAATTTAATGTTAACTACGATATAGATGCGAAGTCAGACATTGTAACAGAAACACTCTTTACCATTGCGAATGAAGATACTGAAGTCGTTGAGATGTTCACACAAATATTTGGCTACTTACTGTTCAAACAAAACTTCATTGGTAAGTCATTCCTATTCGTAGGTAGTGGTGGAAATGGTAAATCTTTACTCCTTAGAATGATGCAAGCCTTAGTTGGTAACGAAAATACGTCCAGTGTTTCATTACAAGGATTAACGGAACAATTCAACGTTTCATCCTTACATCATAAATTATTAAATGCAGGGGATGATATCCCACTGAAAAGTGTAGATGATGCTTCCAACTTCAAGAAATTATCCACTGGTGAACCAGTATTAGCTGCATACAAAGGGCAAGACGTATTCGCGTTTAGTAACTATGCCAAGCTTGTGTTCAGTGCAAACGGCATCCCACGTTGGTATGAGAATAGCAATGGCGTATTCGACAGATTAATTATTGTTCCATTTAATGCACGTATTCGAGGCACAGAAAAAGAAGATCCACATTTGCCAGAGAAAGTAACGACCGAAGAAGCCAAGTCTTATCTGTTTAATGTGGCATTACAGGGATTGCAAAAAGTATTGAAGAATAACGGAATCTTTTTACCCACTGTTGTTCAAGATGAAATGGAAGAATTTAGAAGATCGAACGATCCATTGTCTGCATTTTTAGAAAAATACGATGTAGATAGTGTGAAGATAACTGAAGCTTATGAAGATTACAGAGAGTGGTCAAATTTTGAAGGATACAGAAACCCACTAATAAAAAAAGAATTTAAAAAGAAAATCTTTGAAAAAGGATATGTCGAAAGAAAAATAGCAATAGAAAAATATGAATATCCACAGTGGTGTTTCTTATCTCGTAGTAAAGTTGAATAGTTTATTTCCAAAATCTTTCCAAAAAATTTCCAAAAATGGAAAATAAGAATATTGATATGACGGTGTTCTTTCCAACTTTTCCAATTTTTCCAAGAATTTCAAGTTAGTAAAAATATTAATACTATATAGAGAAAAAAGAAAAAATATAGATAGGGAGTTCAAAATCTTGGAAATTTTGGAAATTAAACAATTGAATTTACTCTGAAACTTAGAGAGAGAAGGAGTTTGGGATTTCCAAAAAAATGATACTTTTGGAAAGTTTTGGCAACTATTTGGAAAGAGGAACAAATTATGAACGAAATAATTAATTACGATATCCAAGCTAAAGATGCTGGCTTAATTATAGGCATACCGAATGAAATATACTTCATGGCTATTAGAAAGACATCGACTGTATATGTTGAATGGATAGATACACGATGGATGGCATGGAGAGAAACGTACATTTTAAACAGTAGCAAACGAAAAAGTTATAAACGCATAGCACATGGAGAATTCGAAGAAGTTATATACAGAGTAAAAAGTATTTGGAATTTATTCAGAATAATCAGAAATCAAAATTATAGAAGGTGATCTAAATGGAGGAAACAATCAAGATTAAATATAACGTCGAATTTGAAAAGACGATTACATTTCCAGCTCATCCCAATGATGATAACTGGGAACTGGAAGAACAAATATACAACCATATGCAAACAAATAAAGAAGATTATACAGATGGCAAAGTTCGCTGGATAGAGGAACCGACCATTACTGACAGGGGGATATAAGCATGATATTTAAAGGCGAAGAAATTTCAATACAAGAATTAGCGAGAAAAACAGGTATTAGTTATGGCACGTTGGAGTATAGATATAACCATCTAGGTTTACGTGATGATGACTTACTGAATGGTAAGGCTTATAAAAAGAGTGCAACACTGACATACAACGCTGAAACATTCACTGTATCAGAAGAAGATAAACGTAGCTTCTACAAAAAAGGTATAAGTGTCAAAGTCGTACAAAAACGATTAGATGCTGGTTGGGATTATGATTTGGCAACAAATTTAAACAAGTCTTACGTTACTGTGGATAACAAAATTTGTTTCGAATTAAAAGTTAAGAAGCATTTCTACCACATTCCATATGATGAATTAGATGATTTGGAAGAGGACCATATCACGATGCCTCATATACGAAGTGGTTTAACTGCAGGCAATGATATTTATGAAATTGTACCTACAGGAACTGTTGTCTATATCAATGGTGTGAAACACACTGGCGATCCTGATGTGTTCGATGAAATGGAAGATGAATATATCGAGAAAAAGGTACAGGCCTATAAGACAGAACGTCATCGTGAGAAGAAAGCGCACTTATATAAAGTACCACAACAACATAGTGAAAGTAAGTATGCTAAGTATCTGTGGGAGAGTTACACATTCAAATGTAAAGAAGTGACTAAATGATGAAAATTAGAGATCTAAACCTAGATGATTACATTTGGTTTATCGAACCAGGTAGCAATATTTCCTACCCTGCAACGGTAACAAGCTTAGTCTACAACGATGACAAACCTTATGCCGAAGTGTTAGTTGGCCAGCATAAAGTACGTATCGATGATAGTTATCAAATAGCGTTAGGTGAGAGGGTGAGTGAATGAGATCCACATACTTCACTAACAAGCATTACCTAACCAAAGATAAGCGACGTATTGCCCACGTACATATTGTGGGTGATGTGTCTACAGTGTGTGGGCATTATAGAAAGTTTACAGAATTTAAACGACGTACGTTTGATAAAGCAGCATTTGAACAGTTTTGTAGCGATAGAGGATTAAGTATGGAGGAGTGAGATGTTATGAAAATTAATGTAAATGCAGAAATAGACAGTAAAACTTTGACAGACGGTATCAAATTTCATGGAGAAACAAATGCAGATAATGAAGCATGTGAAAAAATAAAAATGCTTGATAGTTTTATCGTAAATATACTTTGGGATTTAGTTCGTACTAAATGGCAAGCTGAAAGTAATCCACATATGAAGAGTAGTCAAGAAATTAGAATAGAGTTAGATAAATTGTTCAAAAGTTTAGAAGCTATGAGTGATATTTATTTTGGACGAGATGAGGAGGAATAGCAGATGAAGATTAAACAACAGAAACAACTAAATTTACCACAGTTGATTGAGTGGGCGTGGGAGAATGATATTAAGCACAGAGTGTTTGAATCAAATCCAAACTTCGATGGAGTGACTTATAGATTAGGTTTCGATAAAGGTGGAGATTTGTATTTCGAGGAATCATTAGCACCTGCACTACTTTTCACAGTCGAAGTCGAGGAAGAAATTACGGAGAATACGGTGATACCTAAAATTTTGGAAGTGTATCAAGATGCAAGTTCAAACTTGGGCGTAGATATTCATGTTAGCCGAACAATTAATAGTGTTATAGAAGATGCTGAAGTGGTAACTCTTCACATTGTAAATGATGACGGAACTCATACTTTAATTTGGCGTGACGGGAGATTGGTGGAGTAGATGATACCGAATAAAAAATTAGGGAAGATGAGATTTAATAATAGAAAAAACAAAGAGTATTGCTCACTTTATGAGTGTCCTAATTGTAAAAAAGAAATTATAAGACCTACGGGAGAAGGTAATAGATTAACAGCTTGTAGTCAATCTTGTGCTGAAACTATAAAAATAAAAAGAGGTAGGAACTTATTATTGATAGGTGGATATAATTATCGTTATATACCTGACCACCCAAAGGCATCAAAGATGGGTTATGTAGCTGAACATAGATATGTTATGGAGAATGAAATTGGTAGATATTTAAATGAAAATGAAGTAGTACATCATATCAACGAAAACAAATTAGATAACAATATCGAAAATTTACAATTAATGACAAGAGGAGAACATAGTAGGTTTCATGCTATTGAGAGATGGAGGAATAAAAATGGTAAATTTGAAGTTTAGAGCGTGGGATAAATTTGATGAAAAAATGCTTGAAGTACATGGTATTAATTTTGATGCGCAAGGCATTTGGACTAGAGAAATGATTGATGATGAAAGTGACGGTAATTTCGTTTTCTTAGATGAGATCGAACTCCTCCAATCCACAGGTCTTAAAGACAGAAATGAAATAGAGATGTTCGAGGGAGATGTGGTTAAAACAAAATATGGTGAACATGGTAGACACATCGGGATAGTTACATTTAGATATGGGAAGTTTTTATCAATAGGTGTTAAACAATACGAGGGTTATGTAGAAGAATTAGACTGTATGTTTGAAATCATAGGCAACAAATTTGAACACCCACATTTACTAGAGGAGTGATGGCGAGTGATATTCGTACTGTATAAAAGAGAAACGCCCATTGCACAAGGAAGCATGGAACATTGTTTAGACGTATATTATTGGGAACGTTCGCATGGATATAGTAGAGAAGGTTATAAAGTGTTACCTATAAATTGGGAGAGTGATGGCGAGTGAATGATTATAAAGCAGAAAGAGATACTTTAATCGACGACGTAGCTATATTAAAAGCTAACAATGATCGTTTAATGCGACGTAACCAGAAACTCGAAGGTTATGTGCGTATGTGGGAGAAACTTACCAAATGGAAGCAAGGGAAGTTAGCAGAACTTTGTAATAATGATTTATTACATGAGTTGAGTTATACGATGAATGAGTTGGAACGAAATATGTATAAGGAGCGTGAGTAGTATGGCGTATGAGTATAAAGACGAAATAGAAAACGCACTTATTGAATCATTCGTACATGTAGAAGGTGCAGCATTTGATGAATTAGATGAAGTCTATCGCAAAGCTAAGGCATGGGATAAATATATATAGCAGATGTTAGAGAGCGTGTAAAGATTACTGTAAACACAGATGATGATGTAGAAAAAGAAACACAAGAAGTAATTAATTACTATATGGGGGACGAGTAGATGGAATATATACTTAATAAATCATTACCTAGTTCAGTAGAAGAAATAAAACTAATTAAAATAGTGACAACTATAGGTAATGGTACTCACGATGAACCATATAGAGAAGTTGAAGCATTGTACGAAAAAGACGGAAGATTAGTAACTGTCTTAGATAAATTTAAACCTATGGAGGATAACAATGACTAACATAGATCAATTAATTAAATCAGTAGAGCAATGGAGTATAGACAAAGACTTGCACAAAGGTAATCCAGATAGACAAGCATTAAAGTTTTATGAAGAAGCAGGCGAAGTGGGTGCGGCGTTATCACGTAATAAGTTAGATGACTTAAAAGACGGTATAGGCGATACAGTTGTGACATTAATTATATTGGCCCAACAACATGGAATGACATTAGAGGAGTGTTTACAGTACGCATATGATGAAATCAAAGGACGTAAAGGTAAAACAGTTAACGGTACATTCATCAAAGAAAGCGACTTGTAAAGATAAAGACATACTCGAGAAAGTGAAGGATGTACTAAATAAGGAGTGAGCGTAAATGTTAATAGGTATGCTATTAATTTCTATAATGTTTTTGTTATTGGCTATTGATTCTTATAAAAATGAACATTACAAAGAGTATAAGTTTTTTGAAACGGTTGGGTTTATATTGATGGCTATTGTATTAGTTAGTGCCACTTTTAAATTATGGGAGATGTTAGTTAAATGACCCAATACCTAATCAAAACCATCACACACGATACAGGCGAAGTCTTTCACGATGTGATTAAGGCTAGGGAGAATGAAGTGTTTACGCTGGTAGATGCAGAGAGTGAGGAAGAGGCAAAGGAAATGGCGAAAAAACCTAAAGGATTGTTAGAGGTAGTACCATCTAGTTTTAATAACGGACCAATTAGTAGAGCATTATCAAAATCTACAATTTATAGAAAGGACAGTGAATAATATGATTAAAAAAGCAGTTAAAAGACCAGATGAAGTTGAGTACATTGAGTTTAAAGGTAGAGAGAATTTTGAAGAGGTGTGCAGATTTATAAGTATGCCTGGAGAATTAGTTATTAATATAGATGGCGAAGAAGGATTACGTTTACGAAATGTTGGACCCGATAATGCTTCAGGTGTAGTACAACCAGGAAAGATATTCTATAAATGGAATAACTACGGTAATGATGAAAACATCTATGGTAAGACAGGTTGGTCTATGATGAACAAAGATGAATTCTTCATACGTTACAAGGAGGACTGATCTATGAAATACATTAAACGCATACTCTACATTCTCTCACTACTCACTATTTACGAACTAAGCAAATACGTAATGAATGAGATTATTATTCGCTTAACAGCTAATGATGAGATAGATGCACCATGTGATTACGATATTAACAGTCATGCAGATTTGAATGGGGTTCATAACTATAATACGGGAGGTAAGTAATATGATTAACCCATTATATTTTTTACAACCTACAATACCATCATATATATCATTGTTATATTACTTAGATAGAAAAGGAAAACCAATGACTATGAGAGATTTAATACTAATGTACAAGATAGAAAAAGTATTGCACGATCACTTTAAAATTTATGGAGGTAATTGATATGGAATATATTATTAAAGATAAACAGAAAAATAATTATTATGTAAGCTTCAGTGGAGACTTGGAACAATTTGGGGACTACTTAAGACATGAATCGTGCAATGGTGAATTTATTAAATGTAAAAATGAAGATGATCGTAAGGTATTGGTTAGAGCAAGTGAAATCGTTAGAGCCACACAATTTACTAACGAAGAAAGCGAAATGTTTAAGGCTAATCAAATGATGAGAGAAGCTAAAGAAATAATGAATAAATGGAATTAATTGGAGGTTACTAATGTACACACCAACTGAAGTGAAACAATTAATAACAGACTATCACTGGATGCGACGACTTATCGACCATCAAGTATACGAGTATGATAGTACATCAACATCTCAGTACGGTATCGAATCCTCAATGCCTAAAGCCCAAGGTGCAGTGGGCGACAAGGTACTGGTTAGAGTTATACGTAATGATAAGGATAGACGTAAGACACAAGAGCTTATTGATAAGGTAGCATTCATTGATGAACATGAACACCGAATTAACAATGATAAGAACTATCATATACTACAGTTACTTAAGCAAGGTGAGAGTAAGAACAGAATCATGGTACTCATGCAGATAAGTAAGGATAACTTATACAACAGGATAGATGCAATCACTGAAGTATATATGGAACAACAGTAGCCGACATATCGTACGAATCGTACACATCGTACTATATTATTAATCTCTATATTTAATTTATATAATAGAGATATCACGATAGGCATACCACATAAGTGGTGTGTCTTTTTATTATGAGGTGACACATGGAAGTCATTGACTACAACACATACAAGGTACGTAAGTCTTTCTATAATAGTAAGTCATGGCAAGAGGTACGTGCATATGTATTACAAAGAGATAACTACGAATGCACTTGGTGCAAAGAAGAAGGTCGAGTGACGACTGATGATTTAGAGATAGATCATATCGAAGAGTTACAAGATAGACCAGATTTAAAATTAGAACCTGATAATCTTCGTACTTTATGTATGGCTTGTCACAATAAAAGGCATCAACGCTTTCAATATGGAGGCAATCAGTTTAAGCCGAAGGATAATAAATGGCAAGATGAAAAATGGTAAATCAACTCCCCCGGTTAAAAACATTTCCCAATTATTTCCCAACCGGGAGAACGGCGAGTGGGCTCGACTTTGCAATAATTTGAAAAATAATCACATATAACCCTATACCCCCTACACCTATATGCAGAAAGGAGTGAATTTATGGAATTAAACGAAAAACAACGTAAGGAACGTGACAAGTTAGTCGCTAAAGAAGAAAAAAGATTGCTTGAAATATATAAAGAGTTACCAAATGAAAAATTAAAGGTCGCACAAGGGCTTATTAAACAAGCTGCACGTAACAGAGTTATGCTCAACTACATGTGGGAGGATATACAAGACAATGGAGAGTACGATTTATTCCAACAATCCCAAAATGTACCTGCATATGAAAGAGAACGACCTGTCGCACGCTTGTATAATACACGCGACCAATCTTACCAACGTGCAATTAAACAACTAACTGACTTATTACCTAAAGAGGCTAAGCCGGTTGAAACAGATGAACCAGAAGATGATTATGTATGATCCATAACAAGTATGTCGATGAATATATCAATCAATGGCGCGAAGGTAAGATAATTTTAAATGAAGAGCGTATTAAACTCATAGATTATTTGGAAAAACAAATTTTAACTCGTGAAGATGTTTATTTTGATGAAGAAAAGATAGAGAATTGCATAAATTTCATAGAAAAATGGTACTTCCCAACACAACCTTTTCAACGTTTTATAATTGCATTTATATTTCTTATAGACAAAGAAATAGAACAGGCTTTTTTCACAGAAATACTTTTATTCATGGGACGTGGTGGAGGTAAAAACGGTTTTATAAGCGCTATAAGCGATTTTTTAATCACGCCATTACATGGAACAAAGAAATACGACATATCTATTGTTGCTAACAGTGAAGAACAAGCTAAAACATCTTTTAATGAGATAAGAAATGTCCTAATAGAGAGCAAGAGAAATAAAACTGGCAAACAACCCAAAGCACCATATTTGGTTAGTAAAACTGAAATAGAAAATCGAACAACTAGATCAATAATTAGATATAACACATCTAACACAAAAACCAAAGATGGTGGACGTGAAGGTTGTGTTATTTTTGATGAAATTCACTTTTTCGAAGGTCCAGAAATGGTAAACGTAAAACGTGGTGGTTTGGGTAAGATAGCAAACCGTAGAACTTTTTACATCTCTACAGATGGCTACTTAAGAGATGGTTATATTGACTCTATGAAAGAAAAAGTAGATAGCGTGTTATCTGGGCATGTTAAAAATAGTCGTTTATTTCCGTTTTATTGCAAAATTGATGATAAGCATGAAGTGCAAGATGAACGAATGTGGCAAAAGGCAAATCCTATGTTACATGAGCCTATAAGTGATTATGCTAAAACTTTAAAAAGCACAATACGCGAAGAATATGAGGATTTACCATTTAACCGTTCTAATAGACCAGAATTTATGACTAAGCGTATGAATTCGCCTGAAGTTGATGAAGAAAGAATGGTTGCACCATGGGACGATGTGAAATTTGCTAGAGATAAATCTATACCTGATTTAACAGGGAAAGCTTGTGTAGGAGGTTTAGATTACGCTTTAGTGAGAGACTTTGCTAGTGTTGGGTTATTATTTAGAAGTGATGGTGAGTATTATTGGATAACTCATTCCTTCATTAGAAGGGAATTCCTTGAGAGTGTAAATTTAGATCCACCAATAGAACAATTTGCTAAAGACGGTTTACTTACGATTGTAGATGATGACGTTATTGATATTCAATATATTGTGAATTGGTTTAATAAGATGCAACAAAAATATAATTTAATTAAAGTAATATCAGATAATTTTAGAACTGACATTGTTAGAAGACCTTTCGAAGATGCAGGTATTCCATTAGAGGTTATTAAGAATCCAACTGCTATACATGGATTACTTGCGCCACGTATCGATACAATTTTCGCTAAAAAACAAATAGCATTTGGCGGAAATCCGTTGATGGCATGGTTTACGAATAATGTTGCAGTAAAAATGCAACCCGATGGCAGTAAGAAATATATTAAAAAAGATGAAGTCAGACGTAAAACAGATGGTTTTCACGCTATGCTACATGCGCTGTATCGTTCAGATGAAATACTTGATTATGATCAACCATTTATTATGGACACAATAAAATTCTAGGAGGTGATTTATTGAGTATATTTGATAAGATTATGGGGCGTAATGAAGCAATTGATTTTAGCTATGATTTGGAATTACTTAGAGATACTTCTCATAAAGCTTATATCAAAAGATGGGCTTTAGATACATGTATCAATCATATAGCTAGGACAATAAGTCAGACGAAATTTGAAATAACTGATAGTGAGAGTAAAGATAATACTTCCACGACTTACTATAGATTAAATGTAAGGCCTAACACTGATGAAAGTGCTGCAACATTTTGTCAAAAGGTTATTCGTAAACTAATTTATGATAATGAAGTGCTTATCGTAGTTACGGATTCGAAAGATTTAATCATTGCCGACGATTTTTCAAGAGAAAAGTCAGCACTATATGATGACATATTTGATGACGTTGTTGTTGGAGAGTTTGAATTTGAACGTAGTTTTAGAATGAGCGATGTTATTTATTTAGAATACAATAATGAATCTATAACGAATATGTTAAGTGGTTTATTTAGCGATTATGGCGATATATTCGGACGATTATATCAAGCAAACCTTATGAATAATCAAGTTAGGGCGACTTTAGGTATGGACGCTAATGTTGCTATGGCACAAGGTGCGCAAGAAAGGTTACAGAACTTTATTAATAACGCATATGAAGCTTTTAGTAGTAATGATATAGCTATAGTTCCGCTACAAAAAGGTTATACCTATGAAGAACACTCTAGCAAAAACACTAATAACAGTTCATCACAAATCGATGATTTAGCTAAAGTACCAAACCAATTATTAAGCTATGTGGCACGAAACTTAGGGATTCCCGTAGGGCTTATAAATGGAGATACTGCAGACATCGAAGCAATGACTGATAATTACATGAAGTTTTGTATTAAACCGATTATTGAAAAAATAACCGATGAATTAAATGCCAAGTTATACAGTGAACGCGGTTATAAAGAAGGTAAGCGTATTAAAGCTATATCGATAGATCAAAAAGGACCGCTTGAAGTGAGTGAAGCAGTAGACAAACTCATTGCAAGTGGTTCTTTCAATAGAGATGAAATAAGAGTATTAACTGGATTCGAGCCAGTAGGTACTGCTGAAATGCAGAAATTTATTATCACTAAAAACTATCAAACTGTGGATGAAGCAAACACTGATAGTGAAGGAGGTGATATAGATGGCGAACAATGAGATTGATATCTATGGTTTTATCGACAATACAACTGTTGAAGGCATGACGATTAGTCCTCAGACTGTTAAAAGCCAGTTAAGTGAAATGAAAGATGAAGATGAAATTATCGTTAACATTAATAGTAACGGTGGCGATGTATTTAGCGGTGTTGCAATTTACAATATGCTACGTAGACAAGATGCTCACATCACTGTGAATGTCGATGGTCTTGCTGCTTCTATTGCATCAGTGATTGCTATGGCAGGCGATACAATTAACATGCCTAACAACGCAGTCATGATGATTCACAATGCTTGGACTCAAATTACTGGAGATTCAAAAGCATTTAAAAAGCAAGCTGATTCTCTGGAAAGGATTAACTCTGTTGTATTTAATAGTTATGTTGATAAGAATCCTGATATTGATCATGCGCTTCTACGTCAGTATATGGACGAAGAAACATGGTTTACAGCAAATGATGCAAAAGAAGTAGGACTTATTGACAATATAACTGAAAGTACAAGAGTTGCTGCGGCAGCTACATCAACGATGTTAGGAGGTGAGCATTTCATGAGCAAATACCGTAACGAAGGTACAGAAAAACCTGGAGAAACTAAAGAACCTACAGCAGATGACGTAATGGCGATTTTACAAGAAATTAAATCAGACGTTAAAGCTGTACGTGAAAAAGTAGAAGGTAAAGACGATTCGGAAAAAGAAGATGACCCTCAACCACAAGCACCACAAAACAGCTTTGCAAGATTATTTAACATGCAAACAAAATAAAAAGGAGGCCAATAATTATGGCAATTGATTTAGAAAACAAAGAACAGTTCCAAAACTCACAAGAGTTATTGAAACAATTTTCAAACATGAATCCAAAAGCTTCTGATGAAGAAGTGAAAGAAAAGTATACAGAATACATGAATGCATATAGCGAGGATTTAGCGAACGCTATCCGTAAAGATATGCAAAAAGAACAAGGTGACAATTCAATTTTAAATTCACGCAATGTGAATCGTTTAACGAATGAAGAAAAGAAATTCTATAACGCATTAGTATCTGAAGATCACGTGAATACTGATACAAACTGGAAAGATGGAGAGTTACTACCTGAAACAGTTGTTGACCGTATTTTTGAAGATATTGAATCAGAACACCCATTATTAAACCATATCAACATTCAAAGAACAGGTTTAAAAACACGTGTGATTCGTTCAGTGCCTGAAGGACAAGTGGTATGGGGTAAAATCTTCGGTGAAATCCGTGGACAACTTGAAGCTACTTTCTTCGAACAAGATGTAACACTTGGTAAAGCAACTGCATTCGTTGTTGTTCCTAAAGACTTAAAAGATGCTGGCGTGCAGTGGGTTGACCGTTATGTACGTTTACAAATTAAAGAAGCCTTTGCAGTAGCGATTGAAAAAACAGCTATTCAAGGTTTAGGTAAAGCACAGGACCAACCTGTTGGATTAATGAAAGAAATTAATCGTTCAAATGGTGCTGTTTCTGATAAAGCTGTAGCAGGTACTTTAACATTAAAAGACCCTGATACATCTATTAGAGAAATTGGCGATGTTATCAAAAATCTTTCAACTAAAGAATTTTATGACAAAGACGGTAATGTGAAAACATCTAAAGGCGCTAACGTATTAAACAATGTGGTTATTGCGTTAAACCCTGCAGACTATATCTACACAGGTGTTGCATTCATGCAATTACACAATGGTAGTTATGTAAGCCCAATTCCATTTAACATGACATTCGAACAATCAGAATTTGTACCTCAAGGTAAAGCTGTAGCGTTTGATAAAACACGTTATAACTTCTATGCAGGTAGCGAAGTGATTGTACGTGAATTCGACCAAACATTAGCATTAGAAGACATGGACTTATATACTGCAAAACAATTCTTATATGCAGAACCAGATGATAATAAAACATCATTTGTATACGATGTTGATTTCTCTACTCTAGGCGCACCTAAAGCAACTGATGCTAGTCCACAAGCTTAATAAGGAGGCAGTAATTAATGGCTCAATTCAAAGTTAAAAAAACTTATGAGGACCTCGAAATTGGGCGTGTGTTAAAACCTAAAGAACAAGTCGAAATGACTGTTAAACGTTCTGAAGAAGTTGAAAAGACACTCGCCGACAATGGTTTCGAAGGTCCTTTTTTAGAACGCGTTAAAGAAAAGAAGTGATTTAAATGATACAACAAGAACACGTTGATCAATTTAAAGCACGTAATCGTATCTTTTATGATATGGAAGATGAACGTATTAAGAACGATTTAGAGATGTCTTATATAGATATAAAAAATAAGTGTGGTTTTTTCGACATTGACGAACTTTCTCTAGGTCGTGAACTTGTTTATGAACGTACACGTTATGTTTTAAATGATAAGTTGGAAGAATTTAATGATAATTTCTTATCGAGTATCGTACAATTTCAAATTACAAATATGGAGGTGTTTGAAGATGGCGCAAACACGTAGACAATTTATAGCAGGTGGCGATATGCGTACCCCTGTTAAATTCTATAAAGCAAACACAGACGATGAGTTCATGCCAGGTGAATCTGTGAGCGAACTTTATTATCAGTGTTTTGCGAATGTTTATCCACCGTCTGAAAAAGACCTTAACATGACAGATAACCAAGCAAGCATTACGATGGTTACTTGGTTTCCTGTTGGATTAGAAATTACTAATGACATGTATTTTGAAATTGATTTACCACGATACAAAGATAAGCAATATAATATATCACTTGTGGAAGATGATACGGATAATCACTACAATATAAAAGTTATAGGAGAGTTAGCGGGTTGAGTGTAGATATTAGAGGTACCAAACCAATGCTAGAACAAATAAGGCGCCAATATGGCGAAGAAAAAATGCTCAAAGCAAAAGACAAGGCATTGCGTAAGGGTACAAGATACTTTGTTTCAGTATTACATGAACAGTTTCAAGTGTTTAGAGATACTGGGGCAAGTATTAAAGAAATATCACAAACTGAGCCTTATAACATCTACGGTGATGTTCGTATGATTAAAGTGTTTTGGGAAGGACCTATGAGCCGTTATGCTATTGTCCATTTGAATGAATATGGGAGCGTTAAACATCCTACCCCTAGGGACTTAGGTGCTATCGCTAGGACAATGTATATAACTGAAAAGCCATATAAAGAAATAATCAAAGGCGTATTGGAGGCGGAATTGTAATGTTCGACATGTTGAAAACTTTAAAATTATATTTAGCGAAAGATGCAACAATTAATCAATATTGCAAGAACCGCATTCGTGCTTATACGATACCAGAGACGGCGGATAGGACGGATACCAACATACTGATTATTCCTTTAATTGCACCCACTCCTAGCACCTATGCAAGTGATAAAAATTTAACAACGGATTATTTATTTCAAATCGATGTACGTTCTAAAAGTTATGAAGAAACAAAACTCGTTTCTGAAGCAATACGTTTAGTTATGAAAGGTATTGGTTTTGGACAACAAGACGGTACAGATGAATACGATAGTGAATTAAAAGCTTATTTTGAAACGCGTCGCTATCGTGGTAATCCTTATACAATAGATGAATTAAGACATATAGACAAAGACATTGAGCCTACGTTAAACACGTAAGGCTATTTTTTATATATAAATTTAGGAGGAATTATAATATGGGTAAATATAATGCTGCTACTGGCTTAGGCAAAATGTATTACACAGTATTAAAAGAACAAGACGGCGTATTAACACCAGGTGAAATCAAAGATGTTGATTACGTTCAAGAATTAGAAATTGAGTTTGGTGAAGATTTAGAAAAAGCTTACGGTTCAAACAAAGTTGCAGAAATTGCTAAATCAGCTGGTGAAACTTCATTAAACTTAACATTCCACAAATTACCTATTGATGTTCAAAAAGACATCTTAGGTTTAGTATCACATTCTGAAAAAGAGGATGTATATGGTTTCAGTAATGGTGGAGGCATTGACTACGTTGCCGTAGCTATTCCACGTACGATGGAAGATGGATCTATGGAATGGTTTGGTCTTTCACAAGGCGTATTCACTCGTCCTAAAAAAGAAGGTAAAACAAAAGAGGATAAAGTGGAATTCGGTTCAGATGAAATCGAAGGTCAATTTATGGAACGTCAAATCCCTGGCTTTGAGGACGCTCAATCAGTAATTATGGCTTACGAGCCTAAAGGGGTAAACGAAGGTCGTGACACAGTATTCAAATCAATCTTTGGTAAAACATTAAGTACTAATGAAGATCAAGGACAAACTTCAGGCGCTGTGACTGCACCACAAGCATAAGTAATTTAAGGCGACTTTAACCGGTCGCCTGTTTTTGTATACAAAAATAAAAAATCTAAATTAATCGGTCGAATATAAAACCCGATGAAAAAGGAGAAATAAAATAATGGCTAATAAATATGTAGAATTACAAAACGAAAAAGGCGAAACAAAAAGATATCAACAAGCACCATTCATTAAAGGTAGTGTGGCACGTAAAGGTATGCGTATTGGTAAGAAAGCACAGAAATTAGAACATCCAGAAAATTTACCGGAAGACTTTGAAGACCAATTCTTTGATGAATTATATAGTTTCGTAGCAAATGATTTATATGCAGGTCAATTTACACCAGAAGAATTTGAAGACGGTATTGATGTGCATGAAGTCGTTAACGTTGCAATGGAACAATTAACAAGTGTTATGGGTGTTGACGAGGGAAAGACAGCGAAGAAGAAATAGACGATTCAAGTCTTTCTGATGAAGATTTTACTTTTGAAAAACAGTCTGAACACCTAGATAATCTTTACCTCTATCTTATGGAAGAATTGGGATATAAATTTCACGAAATCGATGAAACAGATATATACCAACTTACACGTATGATGATGAAAGGCAAAGAGAACAACAGCAAAGTGACAAAAGTGAAATCTAATGAAAGCTTGATTGGTGCGATAACAGGACGAGATCCTCGCGGCTAATCAAGCTTATTTTTTTGAAATATTTTAAGAAAGGAGAGTGAATACATGGCTGATGAAATAAAAGGTTTCACGATTGACCTCGGTCTCGATACATCTGATATCGATAGAGGTTTAACTAACTTAGAACGTAAGTTAAAAACAGCAGATGCGCAAATGGAAGCAAACTTGTCCACTTTTGATAAAGCTGAACGCTCTATTGATAAGTACGAAACAGAACTTGATGGTTTGAATAAAAAGCAAGAACAACAAGCTAGAATTAATGAACAAGCACAAAAGAAATTAGATCAATTGCGTAATGCACAAGACAAAACAACACAAGCATTAAAAGAAGCTGGGGCACAAGTTGAAGCAACTAATCGTAAATATGGCCGATTAGAAAATGAGTTTACGCAAATCAACAATAAACTCAATGCGCATAAAAAAGCAGTCAAAGATGCACAAACTGCACAAAAAAGTGAACAGAACACTTTAACTGCAATGACAGCAGGTATGAAAAATGCTAAGTCTAATGTTGATGCTTTATCTGATGAACTTAATCAATTACAAACAAGTGGTAAAGGTTCTGAGAAAGAAATTGAGCAATTAAAGAATAAACTCACTAGTGCAGAAGTAGAATTAAAAACTTTTTCTAATTCTGTAGATAGTTCTAAACGAAAATTAAATGAATCTAAGATGGCTACAGCTCAAGCTAAAAGTGAGTTAGAAAAATTTAGTAATGAAAATAAAGAAGCAGCAGCTAACGCTAAAGTAGCAATGGATGCAGCTGCAAGAGAAGCTAAAAAAGCAGAGAATGCATATGCTAGTTTAGAACGACAAGTTGGACGTTTGCCATCAGAAATTGATAAAGCAGAAGCTAAAGTATATGAAGAAGCTTTAGCGTTTAATGTACTTCAAAACCGTATCGATGAAACGACGGATGAAATGCGTGCCTTGAATCGTGAACAAATGTTGTTATCTGCCACATCTAGAATGATGGGTAACGCTTGGGGTGGCGCAAATAGCGCTATGAGTAAAATTGCTAACACATTAAGAAGTGTGGGAGAAATTACTCAAGGAACTATTGCAGGTATTGTTGTACAACAAATTAGTTCGATTGTGCCTATTGCAGGTGGTGCTGTTAATGCGATTGCCGGTATTGGTGGTGCAGCAACAGCAGTTGCTGGAGGTGCCATTGGTATGGCTGGCGTATATGGTACAGCTTTAGGTGCTGTTTCATTATTTGCTGGACAAGCTAAAACGGCATTATCCATGTTAGAAGATGGACAAATTGCTATTACAAGTCAGGTACGTAATTACCAAACAGCTGTGAGTGGTTTGAAAGCACAATGGCAGGGAATGGTTAGAGCCAATCAAGCAGCGATTTTTAATACGATGGCTAATGGTATTAACATTGCACGTACAGCAATTACCCGATTAACGCCATTCATTACACAAACAACAAATCAAATTGCAAAAGCCTCAGCTAAAATGCGTGATTGGGTTACATCTTCTAGAAATGCACAAAACGCATTTAAAATGATTAATAATATTGGTCCTCCAATATTTCAAAACGTGCTCAATGCAGCAATGCGTGTGGGAGATGGATTAACAAACATATTCACTCAATTTGGACCATTATTTAGTTGGGTCGGCGCTGGCATTGAAAGCTTAGCTAATAAATTTAACGCTTGGGCAAACAGTACATCCACAAATAATGGTATTGCTCAATTTATCAATTATACAAAAGTTAATTTACCTATTGTAGGTCAAATATTTGGTAATATCTTTGGTGGTATTATCGGATTATTCCAAGCGTTTAGTGGACAGTCTCACACAGTATTACAAGCTATGCAAAGTGTGACTGCAACATTTAGAGATTGGGGTAAAAATCTTAAAGGTACTGAAGGTTTCAAAAACTTTATTGCTTACCTCAATACAAATGGTCCACATGTTTGGCAACTATTAAAAAATCTTGGATCTATATTTGTTCAATTAGTACAAGGAATGGCGCCCGTTGGTGCTATGATGCTTAAATTATCAATGACAGTAACAGGGTTTATTTCATCATTAATGCAAGCACATCCAATGATAGGCAAAGTCGTAGGCGCAATGACTGCACTTGCTGGAACTGCGTTATTAATAGGTAAACCATTCTTCATTTTACGTGGCGCTTTATTAGGTGCGACAGGTGCTGAAACGTTATTTGGTAAAGCTGGCGCATTTGCAGTACTAAATATGAAACGACAAGCTTTACAAGCTAAAATCGCAGAGGTAGCTACAAAAGCGTGGACATTAACTACAAAAGCAGCCGCATTAGCTTCAAAAGGATTAGGATTAGCTATAAGATTTATGACAGGTCCTATAGGTATAGTAATTACTGCTATTGGTGCACTTGTAGCGGGCATTATATATCTGTGGAAAAATAACGCTACTTTTAGAAATGCAGTTATTTCTGCATGGACTGCAATTAAAAATACAGCTGTTGCCGTATTCGGTTTCTTAAAACCTTATATTATTGCGATTTGGACTGTTATAAAAACAGTAAGCATTGCGATATGGAATGGATTGAAAGCAGCCGCTGTTAGTACCTGGAATGGTATTAAATTTGCAGTACAACATCCGATTCAGTCACTCAAATTAATACTATCTGCATTGTGGACAGGTATAAAAATGGGTGCTATAGCAATTTGGAACGGTCTTAAAATATCGGCTATTGCTATTTGGAATGGTATTAAAAACGGTGTAATGTTTGTTGTTAAGCATTGGAAGCAAATTCTATTCGCTCAATTCTATATTATGCGTGCTGTCATTCCCACAGTATTCAGAGTTATAAAAACAGTTGTTGTTAATGTTTGGAATGCAATGAAAAACACTGTCGTAAGAGTTGCTAAAGCACTTTGGAACGGTGTTAAAGCTACATTCCATGCATTAAGCGTAGGTGTTCATACAATATTCAACGGAGTTAAAAACTTTGCTATTAAAGTTTGGACTTCAGTTAAAAACGGTGTAATTGCGCGTGCTAAGGCATTATGGAATGGTGTTAAAAACGCATTTAACGCATTAAATAGAGGCGTTCATAATATTTTCAATGCTGTTAAGAATTTTGCGCTGAAATTGTGGACCAACCTTAAAAATGGTGTTGTAGCGAGAGCGAAATCTTTATGGTCTGGCGTACGTGCTACATTTAACACATTAAACAAAGGTGTTCATAACATCTTCAATGCTGTTAAAAACTTTGCATTGAAATTATGGACTAACCTAAAAAATGGTGTAATTTCGAGAGCAAAAGCGCTTTGGAATGGTGTTAAAAATAACTTTAATGCGCTTTCTAGATCTGTTCATAATATATTTAATGCAATTAAAGGATTTGCTATACGTTTATGGAACAGTCTTAAAAATAAAGTCGTAAGTTTAGCTAAAAACATATGGGACGGTGTAAGAAGCCATTTCACTGGTTTATGGAATAGTACTAAATCTATTTTTAATAAACTTAAAGGATTTGCTATTAATACTTGGAATGCCATAAAAAATAAACTTGTTGGTTTTGCGAACGGTATCAAAGATAAAGTTACGGGTGCATTTGGCAAAATGCGGGATGTACTTAAAGGTATTATTAGTAAAATTAAAGGTTTTATTGGTGATATGGTTGACGGTGTTAAAAAAGGTCTCAATAAACTTATTGACGGTGTCAACTGGGTAGCCGGTAAATTAGGAATGGATAAATTACCTAAGATCAAGCTTCATACAGGTACTGAACATACCAATACCACAACTAATGTTGTGAAAAACGGTAAAATCGCACGTGATACTTTCGCCACTGTAGGAGATAGAGGGAAAGGCAACGGGCCAGGTGGATTTAGACACGAGGCTATTCGTTATCCTAATGGCAAAGTTGCTATTACACCGAACAGAGATACAACGGCATACTTACCACAAGGATCGACAGTATATAATGGTGCACAAACACATGCAATGTTAAGCCAATCAACACCACAGTTTTCAACAGGGACAATGCCTAGGTTTGCAAATGGAACGAAGAAAAAGAAAAACTGGTTTGACGCAGCAAGTGGTCAAGCTGGCAAAGTCGTTGGTAAATTCGGTGCTAAAGCATCTGACACAGCTCATGGTATTAAAGAGGGCACTCAAAAAGCCTTAGAAGGTGCTGGCAATATAGCTAAAGGTGCGTTCAAGAAAATTGGGGACGTCATGGATTACGCTGAACACCCTGGCAAGTTAGTAGATAAAGTTATTTCTGCAGCGGGTGTTAACTTTGATTTCATTAAAGGTTCCTTACCAGCTCAAATGATGAAAGGTATGTTTAGTAAGCTGAAAAAAGGCGTAGCTGATTTCTTCTCACAAGGTTTTGATGACCAAGGTGGCGGAGACGCTTCTAAATTGTTACGTTATAAACAAATTCAAGGCTTCGGACGATACACTGGTGGCTTATCATTTAATGGTGGGCGACACTATGGTATTGACTTAGCTTATCCAAGTGGTTCAAATGTATACGCAACTAATGATGGTGTACTTTCATCACTCCACGACTACGGTGGCGGTAATGTTGCAAGATTATTAATGAGTAAATTTACATTATACTTTATGCATTTATCTAAAATACTAAAAAAAGGTCGAGTAAAAGCTGGCGATTTAATTGCTAAGTCTGGTGGTAGTGGCGCCTTCACTACTGGACCTCACTTACACTTCCAAGTAGACAAAGGACGTCAAATGGGTGGCGTAAATAACGCTGCTGCAATTGACCCAATTAAATGGCTTGAAGGGCATGGTGGTGGCGGAGGTAGTAAATCCGCTAAGAAATGGCGACCAGAAGTTGTTCAAGCGCTAAAAGCTAATGGACTACCTACATCATCTAATTATGTTAATGCCTGGATAAGTCAAATTCAATCTGAATCAGGCGGTAATGCAGGTATAACACAACATGGTTATACAGATGTCAATACTGGTGGTAATGAAGCTAAAGGTTTAGTCCAAGTTACACCATCTACATTCAAAGCTTACAAACGTAGAGGGCACGGAAACATATTAAACGGATTAGATAACTTAATGGCTGGGATAGCTTACGCTAAATCTAGATATGGTAAAGGCGGTATGCTAAGTGTTATCGGACATGGCCATGGTTATGCCACTGGTGGTTTAATCAAAAACAGTGGTATGTATAACATCGCTGAAGGTGGCTACCCTGAATATGTTATCTCTACAGACCCTAAACGCCGTACTGATTCTATGAAATTATTAGCGCTTGCATCTCAAGAAATTGATAAAGGTAAGACAAGTGGTAATAAACGGCCACATCAATTGGGTAAACCAAGTGTTCAATCAAGTGGTAGTGACCCTATGCTTGAAAAAGTTGTTGAAAATCAAAATGTACAAATATCACAATTACAAAACATGGTTGATAATTTAGTCAACTTAGTAAGTGAAACAATTCAAATCAAACAACAACCTAAAGGATTTACTGAAGGTGATGTAAGTGGTGCTCAAGGTAAAAAAGCAAGAATGAGAAGTTGGAATGCAGGAGTGCAAGTTTAGGAGGTGTTTAGTAAATTGGTAAATACAGTAAGAATATTTAATAATGATTTTGACATCAAACTAACTGATATTCCTGGTTTGAAGTTTTTAGATCACGAAGAAGGAGACGTTGAAGTTCAAGCTAATACACTTGAACGTAAAGGTAAAGACGGTGTTGGTATCGGACCAAGTACATTTGGTCCTTTTAAACTCGTCTTACGTTTCTTTTATAGAGGAAAAGATTTAGCTGATTACAATTTAATGAAGCAGAAATTAAGGGGTCTCTTATTTAGAAGGGACCCTTATTACGTTGTACATTCAGAAATGCCAGGTAAAAAATACGCAGTATATTGTGAAAGTAATGCGATAGTTGATATTTATGATAGAAATGGAACGTTCGAAGTCAGTTTTGTTGTCTTTAAAGGCTATTCTGAATCACTGAAAGACACGTTAAGTGTCGATTTCCTAAATGATGAATGGCAATTTGGCAATGGTTTAATTACTGATAATGACATAAGTTACAGACAAAATGGTAAACGATTTGTTATCTATAACGGCTCATTTGATTCGATTGACCCACTCAATCATAAGTTGATTATACGTATTAAAGCTGATGCTCCGAATGGATTTACAATGCATAACTACCACACGAATGAATCATTTACGTATTACGGTGTATTAAAAGACTATCAAACTTTAACATTAAACGGTGTGCATCCGATTATAGGTAATAACCGTGTGGGAATAGATACGAATTACGATTGGATAACACTTGCACCTGGTAATAACAATATTGAAATCGAAGGTAACGGTTTATCGAATGTGTATGCCGAATTTGAATTTAACTTTATTTATAGGTAGGTGAGAGGATGAAAGAACTTGTCGTTAAAAACAAAGCTGGCAATTACGCTGAAGTTTTAACTGATTATGATTACGATACATTTAAGTATGAATATGAAAAGAATAACGAACGCTCAATCTCTCTCACTGCTTATAAAGCAAGTGGCAATGAAGATATATTCGATATGCTCGTGAATGAAAACTATATTATTGAAAATGGACAATACTTTGTTATTAAATCCACATCACTTAAATATGATAGTCAAATGGTGCTTAACGAGATTGTCGCTAAGCATATTTTTATGGACTTCCAAAATCATTATGTAGATAAAGATATATCAAAAGAAACACTTAACGATACACAAGTCGATGAAACCAATGCACCACAATATACACTGGATACTTATTTATCGTTTGGTTTTAAAAATAATCCATTGGGATTTAGCTATGAAATCATCGGCGATTTTAGTCAAACAGCAGCTGTTTCAGAACTTGGCGGTCAAAATGGGATTGAATTCATTGTTGCAGGCGCTGAGTTATTTAATTATATTTACTTTGCAGACAATAAAAAGATTTACTTTTATACACCAGATACCTTTTATAAACGTTGCCAGATACCTATTATCTATCGTGCAAATTCAGATGAGTTACAGTGTGACATTGTAACTACAGATATGAAAACCTACATTAAAGGTTATGGCAAGAAGAAAACAGCCGAAGAAACGAAAAACTACCAGCCTATGAAGCCGAAAGATTTTAAATTGTCTGGCTCATTTAATAAAGATGGTACTTGGTATTCTGAATCCAGTGGTGCAAGTTACACCAAAACGTTCACATGTAAATGGGGAAATGAAACGCTCACATGGACCAATAAACAACTCTCTCGTGGTGGTATGGTTGATGTTTATTTAGATGATAAGAAAATAGGAAGCTATTCACAATATAGCAAACGCTCGAAAACGAATCAGATTGTTATTAAAAAAGGCTTAGCTAAAGGCAGTCATACATTTAAAGTCGTTTATAAAGGTGCGAAGTCAGGTGTGAATTACAAGAAAAAGACACCTCGTTTTTATCTCGGTACTGAAAAAACAACGGTATTAAACTTAACAGCTGAACTGAAAGGTGAAGATGTATACCACGTTGTTGATGAATATAAAGCATCCACATTCGATACATTCGGCATGATGCAAGCACCTACAGTATTTGATGATAATGCAACGACTAAAACACAGTTACGTGCGAGTATGCTAGAACAATTGAGTGATAGTCCTACGGTTGAACTGGCTACAAATTACTTAGGTAGCGATGACGATAAATATTATATCGGTAATGATGATATTGCAGAAAATAATATCGTTCGATTCGTTCATAAACCGTTGCAATTCAACAGTGATCTAAAGGTCGTTAAAATTACACGCTATCATTCAAAAGTAAATAAACCTGTTGAAGTTGAGTTTAGCAATGCAAAACAAGACATTATCGACATTCAAAATAAAATTAATTTACGCATTAAACGTGCGAATAGTGCGATTGCCAACGGAAGTTGGACGACTGATAAAAATATGCAATATAACTTTATGTCAAACGTCGTAGGGAGTGTGTTAGTCGATGAGTAAAGAAGTACCCGCAATATTTATGCAAGACCCAAAAACTGGCGAAAATGTTTATGTTGTTTCACATGTAGATTACGTTGATGGCATGCCAGATGATTTTGAGAATTACGATTTGGACGGATTACAGGATAACGTTTCTACATTAAACAATGGTTTAGGTTCAGTACAAAGTCAGATAAACAATTTACAGTCACAAATTAGCAACATGGTTACAGACACAGGGTGGCAAAACATTACTTTAAACACTGGAATAACTGCATATAGCACAAGTTGGACACCGCAGTATCGTTTTATAACGATACTGCGGTGTTTCTTTTTTATCGCTCAAAGGTGCAGTCAAAGGATTAACAGGTGCTGCAACGATAGGGACATTGCCAAGTAATGTTGTAAATAAAATAACTGATATTAGACAATTTGTTGAATCAATGTCGGTTACGAGTAGTACACCTAATTTTAATAGATGGCGAATACAAACAAATGGAAATATAGATTTGGAATATTCAACTACAACAATTTCAAATACACAGTGGCTATCTATAGACACTACCATCATGCTTTAAGGGGGCAAATAAATGGAACAATTAAACCTACAAAAGAGTTTAACACTCACACTAGGTCAAGAATTTAGACAACAATTGCATACAAATTTTGTACGTACCGAAGATTTTGTGAATGAATTAAAGCAATACCAAGACTATCACGAGAAAGATGAAGTTAACGCGCATAATTCAGAACAAATTAACCACATTATTAATGGTAATGTGAAAAATGCACTTGTTGATTTAGACAAGCGCGTAAGTAATTTAGTATTATCTAAAGGTAAAAATAGCTTACAAGAAGTTAAAGATGCGCGTGTGGATAATAAAGGCGAAAGCCACAATACATTATATGACCGTTTACGTTCGGACGCAACAGAATATACATTAGATAAAGACACTGTCATGCAATCGGTTGAAGACGCAAAAAATAAAGTATTAGCGCAAGAATTTATGTTTGATATTCCCAACCAAGGTTGGCAATACTTAACGAATTTATCGCCATTTACAAATAGTGTGATGCAATCATTTCACTTAGATAATCGCACAGGTATTTTCTATCAAACGCAAGTCTATGGTAGTAACTACAAATTAACGAAGATGAAAACCAATGGACAACTCTTATCTCAAATGGAAGTTGTGGGTGGTGGACATGGGACGCATCTTGGTTACCGTTGGATTAATGATAAGTTATGGTTGTACTCATTTATACTTGATAATGACGGTAATAATAAACTTGTACGTTTCTCTTATAAACCCAATGTTAGTATCAAATATGGCGATTACGATATGGAAGAAGTATTTACGGGTCATAGTGAATTACCGTACATCACGCCTGTGATTAACGAACATGAAGGTTTAATTTTATTCCGTATCGAGTATCCATCTAGTGAATGGACAACAAGAGATGCGCGTAACTATATTGAAGTGAGACGTTTGGAAGATATAGATAATCGTGTTGATAAAGTATTGTACCGTATGGATATTCCAATGCGATTAACTGACGGAACAATTGGTCAACCGATGCAAGGGATTACTTTTGATGAAAATAAATTATATTGGTATTCAGGTGATAGTGATCCCGCGATACCGAATTTCATAACTGTGTTTGACTACACAACAGGTAAACAACTTTATCAAAAAGCATGTGATATCGGTAAGATTGGCAATGAGTTTCCAGGTAACTTTGCGGAAGCTGAAGGTTTACAAATTTATTATGACATTGAAACAGGTAAGAAAGCATTACTTGCTGGTGTGACTGTGGGTGCACCTAACTATCGTGCGCATCAAATACATGGAATATTCATGCGTGATGTGTATGATAAATTAACAGCACAAGCGACACCCGTATTGATGACTGAAACAGGTGGACGAACAAAGACTTATCCACTCTCTGAATATACGAAACTTTCAGATGTGACTGAGCCAGGTGTTTATTACATGACGACAGCTGATACAATGAAACTTACAGATTTCCCATTGCCTCCTGAAATGCGTAATGCAGGTTGGTTTTTAGAAGTTTCAGCAGCTAACGTTGCAGGAGATACAAAACAAAAACTTACACGAAATAGTTATACACGTGACTTAATGATTTTTGAACGTATGGTTTCTGTATATCGATTAAGCGATACAGTGAACACGACAGACTGGAACCATTTAAAATCAAGTAGTGTATACGGCGTGGCAGAAGGTGTGCCTGACCATATCACTAATATGAACCAACTAGGCATCATCACAAATAAACGTTGGTATATTGATACAACACGCTCTAGCCAATTGAAAGACCATCCAAACCCAGGCGTTGCAGGTTGGACGTGTGATGTAGAAAGTGTCACGGCCAATGCGTTTAAGTTAGTTTTAACACGTGTAACATCGGGTGCTGCGATACAACGCTACGAAGCTTACTTCAATACGAATAAAAATGAACGTACATCACCTTGGACATTATTCCAAGGCGCAACAGTATAAGGGGGCATAATCAATGAGTATGGATAAAATAGCCAATTTACAACTTGAAACAACGGCACAGTATCAGAGTTTAAGTCAACTCAATGTTCAGTTTTGGAATCAAGATAGAGAAACTGCAATACTACAATTTCAAATTACAAAAAATAACTATCCTTTAGCTTTAAGTGAAGAAAACGTCAAAGTTTTCATCGTACTTGAATCAGGGGATAGTTTTTTAGTGGACGATAAACTTGAATTTGTAGATCAATTAAATGGGGTTGTAAGTTATACAATCCCTGACGACTTTATGAAATTAGCGACAGAAGTTAAAGGGCAAGTTTACGTTACAACGTTAGATGAAGAAGAAGTGGTCGTGCAAAGACAATTCACATTTAATGTAGCAAATGACCTAATTGCAGACTTACCTGCCGAAGATAAAATCAGAGAAATTAAATACTTCTCTGATATGCGTTCAGAGGTAGCACAAATGATGACGAAGTTAAACAGTGACTTTGAGCATATGAATGACTACGTTACGCAAGTGCAAAATACAACACAAGAAGGTATCGCTAGACTTACTAAGTTAATCGATGATAAAGAAAAAGCTTACAACGACAATCACGAAGCTAAAATGAAAGAACTCAATACTAAAGGTGACGAATACAGTACAAAGTTTGATTCTGATAAACAATATATGGACGAGAAGTTTGAAGCGTTTAAGTCTTCAGTTAATGGTAGCGGATTGGTTACAACAGGAGATAGTAAGAGTTGGCAAAAAGTAAAACTTACTCAAGATACAGGAACAACATTGTACGATTCAAATTTAAGATTAGATTTTAATAACGAAGAACAATTATCTAGCTTAGGTGTAGGAACACGTTATATTGCATCACCTCTAAACCCACCAAATGGAACGACAGCAAACAACGGATGGTTAACTAAATTTGATAGAGGTTCTATAAAATATTTAGAATTTAGACCATATAACTCGGCACAAATTTTTATTAAACGGTATTATAATTCATGGTCAGATTGGGAACTTGCAACTCCTGATTACTCTAAAATAGAAACTATTCAAGGCTCACAAGATAAAGCAACAACAGCCGAAAACAATGCGAAAGTTTATACGGATACTAAAATGTTAAACGATAAAACACTTATTTATAACGGTTCTGCAAATGGTGTGGGGACAGATTTAAACTTAAGTGAAACATTAGATAACTTTGTGTTTTTATTTATCTATGGTTCAGCTAACGGTGTTTATTTCACTGCTACAGGTAATCCTATGGACAACTATAATATCACTGTTTCGTGTACAAATGTAATTGACATTGACGGTAATGGTGGTGGACACTATGAAGCTTTACTATCTAAAACATCTCGTACTAAATTAAGAATTACTAATGATGTTTATTTTGATTTTGGTTCAGGTGTTGGTTCAGGAGCAAACGCAAATAAAATCACTATTAATAAAATTATAGGGGTGCGTAAATATGCGAATATTAATTAATGAGAATAATGAAATTGTAGGTTATGCGACTGTCGGTGGTTTAGAAGGCGATTTTGAAATCGATGATAGTATTGTTCCTCAAGATTTCGCTCAAAACTACAAACCGAAATATTATTTATACCAAAACGAACAAATCATTGTTAATCCGAATTACCAAACTGAAACACCTGTACAACCTACGACACCAACGCAACCTGTGATGTCAGACGATACTTTAAAATATATGGTCGCAACACTTCAAAAGCAAAGTGTGCAAAGTAATATGAAAATTAACAAGTTACTTCAAGATAATCAAAACTTGAAAGCTAAAGTATCTGAACTTGAAAATAAAGAGGTGACGGCTAATGAATAATATGGACGGTATGATTTCACCCACAGTGGAAGAAATTAAACAAATGTATATTTGGGGCTGTTTAACAAATGAGGATATTAAATGGTATGTCGAAATGGAAGCTTTAGATAAAGAAGATTATGCGTTAATTACAAATGAAAAATATCCAGAACAACCACAGGCTTAGGCTTGTGGTTTTTATTATAGAAAGTGGGTGACACATGAAGAATAATATGAAAACCTTAAACTTTATTGAAACCCTTGCTGTCGTATTGTTATTTAGCCATGGTTTCCGTATGGGCTGGAGAGGATTGTTTTTCGTCAAAGAACGTGAAAGTGTTTTGAATGATAGCCCTTTTTATGTGGCTTTAGACCATTTCATGGCAATATGGATATGGGGCGTTATCTTATTAATTTGTGGCATTCTCATCATGATAAGTAGCATATTTGTTACAAGTCACGCTTATAACAATATATGCGCAACTTTATTAGTTGTCGGTGGTTTTATCTCATTTATGACGTATATGTTTTTGACAAGTGGTAGTATCTATAATGCAATTAATTGGCTTACACCAATACAAATGGCTCAAATGGCTGGCACAAGTCTTGTCATTGCCTTTATAGGTGGGGTGAAGTTATTTGCCACAAGAAAATGAACCACGTTATGTTTTGCGTACTGAATGGGAAAAACAAAACAAAAAATTCACTGAAGATATCCATGAAAACACACTTGCAATTAACGGACTACGTTCAGAAATTGAAAAAAGTACAATATACGCCAAACAATCGTATGAAGTGCAAAAAGAAATGGGAACCGATATAAAAGAATTAACAAAAGAAATGAGATCACAAACTCAAGATGTTTTTAAATTATCTGAAACTGTTAAAAGTCATGATAATACAATTAAAGGTATACAAGGTAAAATCGAAACAAAACAAGCTGGCAGTGTTCAAATTATTGTCGCTATCATAGGAGTTTCTGGCGTGGTTATCACAGTTGCGGGTACTATGCTTACACATTTTTTCTAAAGTCGACTTCGGTCGGCTTTTTATTATGGAGGAATTTAAATGAATGCAGATAAATTAAAACAATGGATTGGCTTAATTGGGGGTATGTTAAGTGCTTTGTATCTTGCACTTAAAGCAAGTGGTATTGAGTTAGCATTACTTGACCCAGATAAACTCAACGCTTGGCAAAACTTTGCTACAACGTTAATCCCTTTTGTAATTGCAGCTTATGGTGTGTATAAAAACACGTACTTAATTAAAGGCAAAGCTAAAGCACAAGAAAAAGTATTGAAACAAAATAATATGAAATAGGAGTGAAGTTAAATGACTGAAACATGGAATGGTGTAAAAGTTAAAACGCAATTATTAACAAAAGGCACACGTCGTTATGGTGAGAAATTAAGAAAAGGGCATCCAGAATTTTTAGTTGCACATGATACAGGTAATCCGAATACAACAGCACAACAAAATGTTGATTATTATGAGAACACATACAACATTGATTGGGACCATGTCGCAAGCGCCCATATCTTTGTAGATGATAAAGAAGAGATTGTGTGTATTCCTACCACAGAAAAAGCGTGGCACGTATTATATAACGCTACAACTGATAATGAGTGGTATGGCGTCGACGCCAATGACGGTGCCGTAGGTGTTGAAATTAGTTACTTTAACGATAAAAAGCGTAGTCAAAAATCACTAGATAACGGTGCAAGAGTATTAGCTTATCTTGCAGAATACTGGAAAATTGATTACAAAACACGTATGCCAGGCCATCAAGATATTCAAGATGACAAACAAGACCCGGGCAATGTACTAGCGGCAAGTGGTTACGGACGAAGTACAAGTAATTTAGATAAAATCGTCGCTAAGTATTATAAGAAAGGTATTACCCAACCTCCGCAGTTACAAGCTGAACGGAAATGGGCAGGCACATTTGTACCGAATACATTAATTAAAGTAAGAAAAGCACCGTCTATGAAAGGTAGCATCGTTAGTAATGATGTTATGAAATTTACAGGTGTCAAAGGTATTAAATTTAATTCCATTATTAAAGAAGATGGCTATTGGTGGATCTCATACACAAGTAAAGGTAAGAAATACTATTCAGCGATTTGTAAAATCACAGATAAAAAAGAACGCGTAAAACATGAGAAATATTGGGGCAAGCTTAAATGGACAAAGGGGGATAAATAATATGACAACAGCAGTAATGACACAGTCACAATTTGTAACTTGGTTAAAAAACTCAATAGGGAAGAAATATGACTTCGATGGTTGGTACGGAAATATGTGTTACGACTACGCTAACTCTGGGTGGAACGCTTTATATCCGGGCTATCATTTTGGTGGCATAAAGGCATGTCAAATAGCGTCGGATAACAGTTCAATGCTAAGTTCGCGTGCCAAAGTTTATCACAATACACCGTCGTTCCTCGCACAACCGGGCGACCTCGTACTCTTTCCATGTTCATTTGGTGGAGGATACGGGCATGTTGCATGGGTATTATCTGCTACACTTAACGCTATAAGTGTCGTTGAACAGAACTGGCAAAATGGAGGGTGGACCTATGGACCTGAGCATGGTGGTAGTGGTTGGGAACCTGCTACCAAACGTACACATGCATATGATCCTAACATGATTTTTATTCGACCTAACTTTGCAGGTACTAAAGTTACTGCTGTAGCTAAGAAAGCAACTGCTAAAGTGAAAGCAGCACAAACAACATGGAATTGGAAAGGTCGTTTCTATCCAAACACATTAGTTAGAGTTAGACGTGCAGCAGGATTAAAAGGCTCAATTGTCCCACGTAATTCATGGTTGAATGGTAAAAATGATTGGGTGGATATTGTAAGCATTACGAAAAAAGATGGTTATTGGTGGGCTAAATTTAAATATCCTACGAATCCTAATGCAGGTTACTTCTATTGTGCTATCGCTAAAATTACAGATAGTAAAGCACGTATCAAGTACGAAAAAGAAATGTTTGGTAGTGTGAAATGGAAATAAATATGGTACAATATAGAAAGAATGTAGGGCATTCAATTTTCTTTCTTTGTAAATTTGTGTCGGACACCTCTTTATAGGGTGTCTTTTTTATGTTAGATTAATAGTAGGCAAACTTTCTCTTCAGAATATTGTCTCTTTTTTTAAATTTGTGGTAGGCATCTCTTTACGAGGTGTCTATTTTTTGTTATTATAAGTTCGGCCATACCAACGCTAGAGCAAGTCTCTCCAGACACTTGCTCTTTTTATTTAGTTTGTGGTAAATTAATAGAGGTAGTACAATACTTCTTATTTTTCATTTCGCATGAATTTCCCGTAACAGGTTCCCAAACCCTGTCTGTTTTTTGTTTTTATTTAAAAATTATGATAAATTAAAAATAGAGGTTTAGAGCTCGCCTTTCATTTTCAAACGTGTTATACGATTTGCAGACAGGATTTCCGACCTGTCTGTTTTTTGTTTTAAATACAACCTCTAGGGTATAATATTTAAACATGCGCTAGTTATCCAACTATTGCTTTTATAATGAATCAAATCTCCGTCATCCAAGCATGTCACTGGATGAAAGTTTGGTGTAAAGGGTAGGCACTTAGGTGCTTGCCCTATTTTTTTGTAGTCTTAAATGATAAAATTATTAAAAAGAATAATTAGATGAGGTAATACATATGAAATGGAAATTAGAAACTGATGTAAATTACTATGTTAAAGATTATTTAGATACATTAGGTTTGGAAAAGTTAAAAGACTATAATGATGAAACCTCTATGTCAGACTATATGAAAGAAGCATTGAAAGGGAGTGCAAAGACTGAAAAGAAAACACGTTTTGGAACACCTGACTTTCACGTAGAAAAATATAATATTCCTGTCATTATTGAAAATAAATTAAGTTCGAATAAACTTAAAGCATTTAATAAGTCGGGTATCAAGGATGATGATAAAACAATATCTAACTATGCTGTTAATGGTTGTTTGCATTACGCAAGAAATATGATAAAAAGTAATAAATACAAAGAAGTTATCGCTATCGGAATTGCGGGCGATAATAAAGATAACGTAACTATAGATATTAATTATGTTTTTGGTAGCTCTAAAGATGCTTATAAACATGTAGAAAATTACAATAATTTAAATTTTCTTGAAAGTAAAAATAGTTTTGAAGAATTTTATAATGATGCTATTTTAACCGAAACTGAAAAACATGGAATTCTAATTGATAGTAGAACAGCATTACAAAAATATGCAAAACAACTAAATAGATTAATGCACAATCATAATATAACGGCACCACAAAGAGTTTTGTATGTTTCAGGTATGCTATTAGCAATGCAAGATATTAATGACTGGAAAGGCGATATAATACAAAAAGGTCTGGAACCTCATGAGTTAAAAGGCCTTCAAACAGATACAAAACGCGATGGAAAAATTATTATTGATCAAATAAAAGAGTATTTACACATGAAAAATATTGAAAGTGGGAAAATGCACCTAATGCTTTCTTCATTTCAAGAAATATCTAAAGATAAACAAAGAGATGAAACAACAACTTTAGACAAAGAGGTTAGTAAATTATTAAGTGCGGAGAGCAGTACTAATAAGCAAATATTTACTTTTATTTATGAAAACATTTATAGTTCTATAGATTCAATGACAGGTCATATCGATATTATGGGAGAGATGTATTCAGAGTTCTTAAAGTATGCTTTGGGTGATGGCACAGAACTAGGAATTGTATTAACTCCTCCTTATGTGACTAAAATGATGGCTGAACTATTAGATGTTCAAAAAGATAGTAAAGTTATGGATTTAGCAACAGGAAGTGCAGGCTTCTTGATTAGTTCTATGGAATTAATGATTGAACAAGCAGAATTGGAACATGGAAAACGAACCAATGCAGCGGAAGAAGAAATAAAAAATATTAAAAGTAATAATTTATTAGGAATTGAATTAAATGCAGAAATGTATACACTTGCAGCAACTAATATGATATTGCGAGGAGATGGCTCGAGCAATATAAAAAAAGCCAACACATTCAATACGCCTAAAAGGTTATATGAAGAATTTAAAGCTACAAAATTACTGTTGAATCCTCCTTTTAGTTATCAAGAAAACGGTATGCCATTTATAGAATTTGGTTTAAACAACATGGAAAAAAATGGAGTTGGAGCGATAATTATTCAAGATAGCGCTGGGACAGGTAAATCTGTGAAAACTAATGAATCTATTTTAAAAAAACATACACTTTTAGCAAGTATAAAAATGCCTGGTGATTTATTTCAACCAATGGCAGGAGTACAGACAAGTATATATATTTTTGAAGCTAAAAAACCGCATGACTTTGATAAAACAGTTAAATTTATAGACTTTAGAAATGATGGATACAAAAGAACTGCTAGAGGTATTCAAGTTAAAGACTCCCCTGTTGAAAGATATCGTGATATTTTAAAAATATATAAAGCAGGAAATAAAGCAAAAGTTAATAATAATTTATGGAATATCGATGATGTTTATATTGAGGACTTTATTGATGATTCTGGTATGGATTGGAACTTCGATCAGCATGCAACAAAAGATACTGTTCCTAAAATTGAAGATTTTGAAAAAACTGTATCTGATTATTTATCTTGGGAAGCTTCTCAAGTTTTAAAAGGAAAAAAGAGGCGTGAAAATGATATAAGCCTTCGCTTAAATAAGTTAGAGGAAAATTTTGTGGAAAGCGGGGGCGAATTTAAAAGCTATAGAATAGGGGATTTGTTTAAGAAAATTAAAACTAAACCTTTAAAATATAAAGCAGGAGATTTAAGTAAATATTCTCAAAGTAAGTTTGATATCCCAGCTTTGACAGCGGGTATAGAAAATCAAGGTTTAGCGTATTATGTACCAAGTGAAAATGCTACTATATTAAGTAATGTAATTAGTGTTTCAGCTAACGGCGCCAACACAGGAAGTATGTTTTATCAACCCTATAATTTCACGGTACTTCAAGATAGTTATGCTATAGAGTTTATAGAAAATAACATCAATGCCCATAGTTATTTATATTTACTTTCATCCTTAAATAAAACCATAAGTAATCGCTATGATTGGTCTAATAAAGCTGGATGGAATAGAATAAAAGATGAACTGATCATTTTGCCAACTTTCAAAAAAGAAGTGTGTTTTGAATACATGGAAAAATATATCGATGAATTAGAAGCAGATCGTATCGATGAATTAGAAGAATATCTAAAAATGACTAGGCAAAAAAAATAGAAAAAAATTATGCAATTCTAATAACCGTATCTTAACTGATGCGGTTTTTTTTGTAAAAAAACACTTCATGTAATTATCGAAATGTTATATAATTAAAAAGATTTATCGAAACTTATTAAAATGTTTATATACTAGGAGGCTAAAATGAAAAAAATAATTTATATCATTTTATTAATGATAATATCATGTTCTACTTTATCAGCATGTTCAAACGCTAAAAAAGATGTTCAAGGGGAATGGAAAGGGAAACACAATAAATACATAATAAAAAAAGATACGATTACAATTAAGTATCAAAGAGGCGATGACGATGTATATAATTATGAAGTAGTTAATGTGAACGGCAGCGAATTAACTATCGATAAATGGTTTAAAGGTGAAAAAAAGGGAGACGATTTTGAAAGAGAAAAATGGTACACAAGTAATCATAAAAAGGAAATTTCTATGTATGATGAAGAAGGTCAAGTTATTGAAGCTTATAAAGTAAAAAAACCTACAAATAATTTAATGTGGATGGGAATTATAGGTGTCATAATAGCGATTGTTTATGGTTTATATAAATTAGGGGATAGTGAGGAATAATTAACCACAATAAGTTTTTGATTAAACCACCCACACTAGTCACTGGGTGGTTATTTTTTAGAAGTAATATGTGTTGGGTACAATTAGCTAATATTATTTGGTCATGATATAATTAATTTAGATAATTTTTTCTCCAGAATTTTTATCTCATTTTTAAATACATTTGTTTACACCTCTTTATGGGGTGTCTTTTTTATGTTAGATTATTAGTAGACAAACTTTCTCTTTAGAATATTGTCTCTTTTTTTAAATTTGTAGTAGGCATCTCTATATGAGATGTCTATTTTTATGTTACGTAAGTAGATATTAGAATTAATCTGTGTTACATTATTATAAATCCCCCCAGACTATTGCTTTGAAATATTTTGCTGAAAACTTGTTTGAGATTTTTTATTATTGTATTATCTAATATATTATGGTAATTTGAGTTAAGAGGGTTTCTTAACTCCCTAAGAAGCTCTAATTGTTTTTTAACTATTGCTTTTAAACAATTAATTTCCTTATTGTGCAAGCATTCTCTAGATGCTTGCTTTTTTGTATTAATCGATAAATTATGATAAATTAAAAATAGAGCTTTAGGGCTCACCTTTCATTTTAAATGTGATATACGATTTGCAGACAGAATTACAAACTCTGTCTGTTTTTTGTTTCAAAATTAATTTTATTGGGTAAAATATTTATACATGCATAAAACCCTTAGTACTATTTGTTTTTTTAATTTTACATTAAATTACTCTCCGTCATCTAAGCATGTCCCTGGATGAAAGTTTGGGGTAAAGGGCAGGCACACAAGCGCTTGTCCTTTTTGTATAAAAATAATAAATATCATTAAGTTAATATTTTAAATATACACTAGCTCTGTTTAGAGTAGGTACAAGGTGCTTGCCCTGTTTTTTTATGTTATACTTACCAGTGGAGCTGTAGTGGGCTCCCACTTATCGATTACAACCTCACCTTTTGGTGGGGTTTTTGTTTATATTAAAAATTATGTGGTATAATAAATTAAGCGTCATAGAACGCTTGCCAAAACTCTAAAACAATCTCTTAACTAGCTCACCCGTTTAGGTGGGCTTATTTTTTTATTTACATACACGAACACTTGTTCTGTTTTATAGTTGAGGTGATTGTATGAAAGTCATTAATCCAGATATGCCAGAACCCTATAAATACGAATCTGACTATCGTAAGATACCTAGAGAATATCTTAATTCACGTATACCACAAGGGCGTCATATGGTTAAGTGGGCGCCATTTGCTAGTGTGCCACAACAATATGAAATTATTAATCAGCATATTAAAGACCAAAGTAAGACAGATAAGCCTGTGTTCGATGAATTAGCTTTACGCGATTTAAATGACGTATTAGCACAGAAATTATTTTATGATCCGCCAGCAACGATTAAGTATTGGGAAGATGATTATTACAAAACGATTGAATGTGAGATAAATAAGTTTGATAGTGAGCGTAACAAGTTAGAAGTACTGGAAAATGGCGAGAAAGTGTCATTGAGTATGGATTGTATTGTGGAGATAGAGTAG